ATTTACTACTAATTAATAAATATTTTTTTACTCGATTAATAGACCTACTAAACCTAAAAATAAAAATAGACCTATAAAGATAATAAGTATAAATACTATCTGCTTTTCAAAGTTTCTTTCTCTTTCGCTCATAATCCTTTTGTTGCTCGTTCATGTCTTTTGCGTTTAAACTCCTTTTCTAGCGCATTTAACGCTATCTTTTTACATTCGTCGACTCCTAGTATGTCAACGATACAATTCTTTACTCCTACGTAAAGAGTTTGTTTTTTTAATGCTTCGTCTTTAATTAATGGTCGTGCCATGATTAATTATTTTGTTGTTTGTAAAATTCATCTAGTGTAATACAGTTGTTCCAAGGTGTTTCGTTTTCATAGTATACATAACCAGCTATCATTTGTAGCTTATTCACTACACGTCTATCTGTGTCTTCATCGTCCCAAAAAACACACATTTCTCCTACTTTTGGCTGTGGTTTAGGTCGCTCTTGGCTAAAGCCTTGTAGCGTGTATTCTGTGAATGATAGAATAGGGGTTTTTGTATCTTTAGACCATACACCATTATATGTATATGAATCTGTACATCCATTTTTGTATTTGACTTGTATTGGATAAAGCTCGTCCCAATTATCATTAATCACTTCTCCCCAACCTAACCTAATGTCAAATACTTTGTCGCCTAGTTTAAAAATTTGTTTTTTCATTTCTTTGCTTATTAATTAATTCTACTTCTCTGTCTTTTCTTTCGTTTAACACTCTATGATAATGTTCTACATTAAATCTGTCAAAGTGCCTCCAAGTCTTTAACGCTTGACTTGGAATTGGTTTAAATTCATTCTGCTTCATCGTTCAAATTGTATTTAGTTACTAACTCGTCTATTACATAGAATAAACCGAAATCAACATTTGTAGCTCTATGTTTAATCATGTCACTATTCGCATTTACATGAATTGCATCTATGTTTAATCTATGCCACAAATCGCACAACTCCTCTTCTGTTTCAATTACTAACTTCAACTCAATAGGCTGAAATACCGCATTTTCTTTTACTTCAATTTTCATAACTCTTCCTTTTTTAAATTATTAATGTTACTATGGTTGTACACTACACTTACTTTGTAAAACAATACACCGACTAATATTCTGTGTCTTCCTACGTAGTTTACAACACCCCAACCATATCTAGCGTCATAAACTTTATCGTTCAATTCAAATGTCATACCAGTTTTCTTTTCTTTCGTCATACTTTGCGTCTGGGTCTTCGTAGTCATCTAACTCGTCCTCGATACAGTCCTCTAAACATTTGTCAAATGCCTTGTAAATTAATTCGTCCAAGTCGGGAAATTCTGAAAAGAAACGTTGTATATCTTCTGCATATATAGCTATATCTTTGTCGTAATCGTAAAAGTAGGATTTTTCCCATTTGTACTCAAACTCCCAAACCGCTAGAATTGTGTCTGTATTTCCGTCACCCCAATAGCACGTATAGCATGGTTTACTACTTCTTAGCTTGATTTTTGTGTCGTCAAAATACACATCATCTGAATAGCTTAACAAATCTTTTATATATTGTTCCTTTGTCATTAGTCTTGGTTTTTAGGTGTTAATATTTTAGTCCACATTGAGCAAGGCGAGTAATCTATAACATTATCATTTGCCATATAAAATGGGTCATATTTGCTAAATAGATTTGAATACGTACAGTTATATTTTAAATTGGTTTCATTTGCGAATTTCTTCATGCTATTAACACACGCCAATCGTTGACGTAATGTTAATGGCTTTTTTCTTAATCTGTTTTTATTCATAACGCTTTTTTAATTATTACCAACTTTTTAGTTCTAAATTCCAATCATTTTTTAATTGTTCAAACTTCTTGAAAAAAGCATGAAATGTTTTGTATGTATAATATGAACCGATAAAACTAATATTATACCCATTAGCCCATGCATTTCTCTTTTCGTTTCTAAAAGTACACTCCATACTTCTATAATCGTCAGTAAACGTTCTTTCGTTGTCGAAAATAATCTCTTTACCTTGGCTTAGATGTTGTTTTAAAAAGTCTTTCATAATACTATTTTTTAAATTATGATACAAAGATACACATAAATAATTAATTTCAAAATTTATTCTTAATTATTTTCAATATTTATTGTTAATTTATAATTATTCTAAATAACAAAAGCACCGAATTTCTCCGATGCTCTTACCTAAATAATTTAAAAAATAAGCGTTATGATTGCAAATATACTAAATAATCTCTAACTCTACGCTTTTTTCATTCATCAACAAATCGTACAATTTCTTTTCGTATACTTTGCTTTCTGTTAAACCGCCTTTAACAGTGTTTTTACCTACTAATATACACCCATGCGAATGTTCTGCTTTGTTTCCTGCGTGTATGCGTACACCTGCGAAATTTGGCACGTTTAACAATAAAGGCATAATACGTTTAAATCGTTTGCTCATATTCATAATAACGGTGTATTTTCCGTAAGGAATTGCCGTTTCTCCGAATACTTTACCCTCGCCTTTGTCGTTTAAGTCTCCGTCTTTGTTTACGTCCCTAACTCTATCCTCCAACGTGTCCGAAAAGTAAATATCATTAATATACAATTTACCAATCGTGTACGTATCACGCAATGCTATTCGTTCTAATCTCAATTTCATAAAAGTAATTTTTTCTAATCCATTCGTATAAATCTTGTGGCGACATTCTATAGCTTTCTATTACACCATAGCACCATGCCACAAACTCACTACAATACATTTTTTCGTTGTCCTTTGGCTTTCTATAATTCCCTGTTAATAGTTCCCAAGGTTGGCGTATAATTAAGCCCTCAAAGTCGTATGCCGTATTTCCGCACTTGCTTAACGCTCTTTCTGCAAAGGTCTTTTCGTTTACAAGGTTACTACTTCTAAACACTCGGTACTTATAATTGTACATTTTAACCCATTCGTAAAATGGTCGTAAATTAGTGCCGTCTTTTTGCGAATCAATTATATAAGGCTTTCCCCAAACCTCGACATATACCCCTGCATGGCTAAACTCCGATTTAGTAAACTTTTTAATTAGCCTAGCTACTAATCTTTGTCCGCTACACATGAATATATCGCCTGTTTTATAAACGTCTGTAACTTCCATATTTATCACGATTCGTTATGTTTTGCACTAACTCGTTTGTTTTTTCCAATGCTTCGGTATTCTTTTCTATTTGGTTAAGTAATACGTTTTGGTAGTTCTTGCTACATTCTTTCGTCTCAAGGCGCAACGCTTTAACCTCTTGTCGTATTTCCTCGTTGTTTCTAGTGTTTTCTTGCCAAAAATAATAAATGGCAATACCCATAACTACGAATGCTAAACCGCCTTTAATTAACTCTTTTAATACCGTTTCTTTCATTTCTTTTGTCATCGTTCTACGTTTGTATCTCCCCACCATGTACGGTTATACACCTCCGCAAATCCGCTTGAATCTACACCCTCTGTTACACGATTACTACCGTCCTCCGTAAGTCTTAACTCGTAAGATTCACTATTACGTAAATATTCGTCTCCTTGCTCCCCAAATCCGCTAAGGTTATCAACTGCATTTCCCCAACCTATTGTATTCATTTTACTATCAATTTTGTAAGGTCTTGACTTAGTTCTACTGTTTCGCCTTTCAATCCGTTCATATCCGCAATAAGGTTTAAATCCTCATTCATGCGTTGTTGAATTGCGCTAAGTTGTGCAAGATAAGCCCTAAACCTATCCTGCACTTCCTGCGTTAACTTAATTTCTTGGTGCGCTTGGCTCATTTTGTGCTAAATCTAATTCAATCATTGAAATAATTGCAACTCCTAACTCTGATGCTTTCCAAAAGTCGTAATCACGCTCATAGTGTTTAATTTCTTCTTTCACTATTTCTCCGTCTATTTCTACTACTTCTTTATAGCCTACTTTAAGTAATTTTGTGTCGTCAAATGCTTGTAAAGAGTAAAATTCTCTTTTTATTTGAACTGCTTTGTTTTCGTTTACTACTGTTATCATTTTATGTTATTTTATACAATGTTTATTACTCCTCCGTTATTCCACAAATCGCCAGCACTTAAACCTGCTGCTGATGTAGGCAAATTTGGCATAGATACTTTACCACCGTCATGTAATTTTAATATTGTTAGCGTGTCCGCATAATCTTTAAAATCACATTGACCATTCGACAAAATAGATAGTTTTGTACCTGATCCTGTTGATTGTGACCATACAGCGTAATTATTAGCTGATTTAAACTGACCACCGTAGCTACTTGTCGATATTGCTTCAATACCTTTCCCTGATGATGAAATAGCGTACACACCTCTTCCGCTTGTCGATGTAGCATACAATGCTATTTCGTCTGTTGATTCAAAGAAACCTGCATACTCACCATTTGGTGCAGTCGAATATATACGTGCTGAGGCTAAAGCATTTGCGTTTACTGATAACCTAGTGTTTACCTTTGTATTTCCGTTAACAGTAAATTTACCAACGTTATCAAAAGTCAACTCGTATGTGTTTATGTTATGCGTTCTATTTGCCGTAAATGTCAAGTTAGCACTTGCAAAGTTACTTGTACTTACACCTGCAAATACTTCACTACCCGTTACACGCTTACTTACGTACCCACCTAACCCATCTGGCTCGCTAATCTCTAGTAAGTCTGTTGCTCCTAGTGTTGCACCCTTGGCTGTTAGTTCCGATATTCTCTTTTCTGCCATTTCTCTCTAATTTTAAAATATATTGTTTTAACTTTTCTACGTTTTCTTTCTTTGGCTCATAGCCCTTTTTAGATACACCATCCTGCATAATAATTATCGTCTTTAGGGTAAACGTCTCCAGATGTATTTTCGTTATACTCTGGAAACAAATTACTGTTGTTGCAAATATAGTCTAAAAAACGCTGTGAATAGTTTTCTGCTATACTTCTTTCCTTTTCTACTAAAAAGTCTAATTCCTCTTTGCTTATCGTTTCTGCGTTTTCGCTTGAATGTTTATATACTCCTTTATTCGCTATTGTATATGCTGAAAAAGGCAAATACTCCACCATTGCCCAATGTATAAGCATAGGTTTAATAAATTTTGTTACTAGGTTTAAATAGTCGCCTGCTAACGTGTCGTTTTCGATATCGTCTTTAATCTTATCAAACAACTTTGTACCTAGATATTGTTGTATATGTATGTCTTGTGCTATCTTAATGAATTGTATAAACTTATCAGTATCTACGTTTCCGTCTGTTGCCGTATATTTTACTAAATCTGCTCTAGTTATAAATAGTGCTTCTGCCATTATTGAAATCTTTTATTTGTTGGTAAAAAGCCATTATAAGGTAAATTCTTAGGCTGTACGCTCACTTGATACGGGTTTCTAATCTTGTAACCTCTTTTCTCTGCTGTACTTGTCGCTATTTTACGTGCATCATTGCTTAAAGGGCTTATAGTATCTGTATTTAAAGTAGCGTATACTTCTCTTCTCCAAACATGATGACAATTACCACCGCCTTTAAACTTAAATATGTCGTATGTATCCGCTCCCTCTGGTCCCCATTTAGGATTTACCCTAGCGTCTTTTGACATTGCCATAATATCCTCTTTTCTGTAAAGTTTATCAGCTTGTAACATTGCTTTACAAAATGGTCTTGTATCATCGCTTAATTTACCTGTATAACGGTAACGTGTAAAGTATTTTACTCCTTTTACTTCATCGTCTTGTTCACTACGTGCAATTGGTACGGCTTTTCCTGTTGTTACAAAGTTTAATACCTTTTGTGATAACTTAATGTTTTCAAAATCGAACTCATCACTTCCGTCATCATCAAATGAATCTACTAATATCCAATTTTCGCTAGGTTTTTCGCCATACTCATCAATCCAACTTTGTGAGGACATTTCCACTCCTGTTTCCTCTGCTACTTGTTCTTTTGTTTGTGCGTTTTCTAAGTCTACAAACTCTAAAGGCTGTAACGTTTTAAAGAATAGGTTTAAATTGATTTTATTATATGCTAGAATTGAATCTAAAGCGTCTATAATTAAATCTTGTATAGGTTTGATAACCATATTGTCAAATAGTATGCTAGAGTTTTTTAATTCATCTGCATTGGAGCTAAAACCATTTGTCGAGGCAATACCAAACAATAAAGGACTTGTTACATTGTGTGCCATCATCAATTTACGCACGCACTCTTCCGATAAATACGAATAATGTTCTGGAGCATCATTTAAAGGCACATCGTCAATAGTAGTCTTGCTATCCGAATTTCTATTAAAGGCAATTATAATTTTTTCGCCTTTCGAACCTGCTAACTTAGACATTACCTTATTCTTTATCTCTTCCATTTTCGCAACGTCTGTTTCTCCGTTGTTGAAATTGATAACCTTAGTACCGCTAAATCCGTTTTTTACCTCGTTAATCAAATAGTCTGCTACTTCTTCTTCCAATAGTGCGTATGGAATACCACCTTGATAGTCTACGTTTGCAAAATACTTTTTACCTACTGAATAAGGCTTAATACATAATATCTCAAGGCTTTCGTTTGACATTCCAAACGCTGGTATTCTTTGCGGTTGGTATTCTCTTAAGTCTGCCCAATTGTTAGAGTAGTAATACGCTTCAATTTCGCCTTTTTCGTTGCACTTTTCAGGTCTTACTAATTGCGTTGGTACGTGTTCTACTTTTGCTATTCTTTTTCTGTCTTTAGAGTAAATTACTTGTAAGTGTCCTTGTCCTAATAACTTTAAATCGTTTACTACTTTACGAATAACGTCTTTAGGAAACAATACAAGCATTTGTGCGTAGTCATTTGGCTTTTTATTAGCGTCTGTTGCACTCAATCCTTTTCCGTATACTAATCTACAAATATTGTTTATAATAGCGTTATTTGTCGTGCTATTCGTATATCTGTCTATTAAGTATTGGTAGTAGTCGTTATTTTCTCCATACTCTACCCAATCATTTCTTGAATCTTCCTTTATTACTGGTGTAGTGTACTGACTAAATTCTATAATATTTATATTACTCATAAGTTATAAACTCGTTAAGTGTTGCGTTTGACGTATATTGTCCGTTACTAATTTTAAACGTTACTACGTTTTGCGATGTGCATAATATCTTACCAACAAACAATAAAGTACCTGTGTCGTAGATTTTAAGTATGTATCTTCTACCCTCTTTTATATCCCATATACGTGTCAATGATGTGTAATAGTCGCCTAAAAAGTATGTTGCTTCCTCGTCGTCTATCTCTTGGGTAAAATCTATATCTACAGCTACGTTTGTTTCTTCGTCAATTATGCGTATATCCGTAACGGTAACGACCTCTACAGTTGGTATAAATGCCAATGTTTGCGGTGCTACATTTTCGGGTGTTAATACTATCATATCTAATAAACTAAAAAAGGGCTGATTTGTATTAAATCAACCCCTTAATTTTAGAGTAAATAAGTATTATACTGTTACAATAGATGCGTCATCGAATAATACCGCTAAATCTGTTTCATTTGAACAGTCTAAGAAATTTGCTTGTAACTCTTCCATTCCTACAAATGTCAAAGTATATCCGTTAAAATCTCCCATTGCTACACCTGATTCGATATTAGCAGTTGTTAGTTCCATACCTCTATTCAAACCTGCCAAAAAGTATTGGTCGTTACGTGTTCTTACTACTACGTGAGGACGTCCGTAAGCCAATAGTTTAACTGATTTTTGCGTAGTAATATCTTGTTTTTTTAATTGTACTGAAATCGTTTGCTCAACGAATGTAGTACCGTTTTCTCTACTTGAGTTTACTACTTGAGTAAAGGAGTTAGTACCTTTTAATTCGTATTTGTACAATGATGTTACACCCGTAACAGAATCTATAACGTCTGTATTCGTAATGTTATACGAAAGACCTGCAATGTCCCCGTAATTAATGAAATAGATAGCATCTAAACCGCCTACTGCGTCTTTACACACCTCTAATCTTCCGTTTGCTAAATCACAACTCATCTGTTTATGTTTTTAATGTTATAAAAAAAGGTGGTGTTTTTTGCACCACCCTATTATTCGTTTTTGGCTAATTATTAGTTAGCAGCGTTTGTAATACCGTAAGTAACGATATCTGATACTGAATGGTAGTTAACTGCGTATCCTGTTCTCAATATAAAACGTACATTTTGTGAACCGTCAACGTCTGCCATATCAATCAAACGTACTTCGTTTTTATCGTTCTCCAATCCGCATCCAAAGAATAAGTTGTCTTTAGTTGTTGCCATCATTGTGTTAGATGCAAGACCGTTAGCAACAAACAATTTGATACCTTCAAATGATAACGCTTCCATGTTAGAATACCATTGTGTACCTTTGTTGTCTGTACCGTTAGCACCGAAACCAGATGCACCAAATCCACCTAATGCTCTTACGTATGCTTTAGCAACGTTTTGAGGAATGTAGATATGTAAGTCATCACGTCCGTACAATGCATTAGGGATAGCGTCTGCTACTTTTCCTAACTCATCGATTACGTTAGATGCTGTTACTGTTGTACCTGCTACTTCGTTTGCTGTTGGCAATGCTGCGTCTGCTGTTAACAAAGTCATAATACCGTCAATTTGTCCTGCTGTAGCGTTAGCACCTCTCCAAATAGATACTTCAATCTCTGATGCTACTTTCTCTACTACGTAAGCTGTCAAATAATCTGCAAAAGATTTAGCCAATACTTTGTTTGCTGAATAACCCATTTCCTCTGCTTGGAAAGTAGAGATGTAGTTTTTCTTACACAATTCTAAGTTAACTTGAAAATTCTCTAAAGTCAAATATCTTTCAGTAGTAGTTACTGTTGATGTAGACGTGAAATCACAAGTTTCATTTTTTAACAAACCGTCTGTTGATAGTTTGTGCATTACACCTTTGTAAGCGATGTTAGGTACGATTGTCATACCACCATTTGCCAAAGTGTTACCGCTCAATAGAGCAGCTTTAACCCACAATTTAAGGTCTTGACCTGCATATGTGGTAGTTACTGATTGGGTTGTTGCCATTTTTTATTTGTTTTTAATTTATTTTTTATTTTCCGTATACTGATTGTAAGATTCTGTCACGCATAGAAATTTCTGCTTTAGGTGCAAGGTCTACGTGTTCGATTGGATTTTTTGCTTCTGGGTTGAACGCTAACGGCTCAACTGCTGGCTCTTCAAACTCTACGATATCTGTAGATTCTTCTTCCTTAACTTCTGATAATTTAAGTGCGTTTAATTGCTCTTTCAATGATTCAATTTCTGCGTCTTTAGCGTCCATTTCTTCCTGTGTAAATCGTAACTCTCTAACTGTTGATTCTACGATTGATTTAGGTTGTCTTTCTTCCGCTTTTGGCTCTGCTGTCATTTCTTCCGTTGGCATTTCGTTGCTTGGTACTTCTACATCCGTTTCTGCGTCCATGATTGCGCCAATAATACCCTCTTGTTCTACTACTAGCTTTCTTCCGTCTTCTAGTTCATACTCGCCAATAGGTAACGGGATAGTTTGGTCTTCTGCTACGATTGAAACGTTTTGACCTGCTTCAAATACTTCTGCCTCGATAACAGTAACACCGTCATCTAGTTTCATTTGCTCAAACTTTACTACTTCTTCTTTTAGACCTAGTAAAACTGCTATTTTGTTTAATGCTTCTTTTGCTTCCATAACTAAGTAACTTTATTATTTTTTGTTTGTTACATTTTTAACCGTTAATTACTCTCACTTGGATAGTATGGTTTACAACTGCATTGTTTTGATTTGTCAGTTGTCCGATACCCTGATTGATTAACTCCCCTTTGCAACATTCTTTTGAATATGTGCCGTTTTCGCATAAACAAGCCCCACTAGAACTCGTTGGCGATGTGTTTTTTTTCTTTGCCATGTATTTACGTTTTAATTATTTACCTACCTTTAATGCGTGATTTACCGCTTGACCACCTGTTACAAGTGCTACTATTGTTAGCCCTGCTATACCTATCGGATTTGTTACAATTCCCATAGTTAGTAATACTGTTGATGTAGTAGCTAACAAAGTCTTAATTTGTCCTTTTACTCTGTTCTTTCTGCTACTTCTAGCTTTTATTTTGTCTATTATTTTCATCCTCTTAATTTAGTTAGTTGAGTGAATAAAATTTCTATTGTTGTACATTCAACACCTAAAACGCTATCAATTTTTATTACGTTTTGTGTTTGTGTTATACCTACTGTTAAGTATCTCCATTCTTTCATGTTTATGTCGATACTATTTCCATTTGACTTTATATAAATTAAACCAATTGACTTTTCATCAAATGATACCTTAGGCGTGCCTATTATTGTGGATAGTTCGTTTGTTTCAACTATCACACTACTACCATCTTTTGTTATTACTAATCCCATGTTAAATATCTTCGTAATATGTGAATGTTGCTGTAACGTTTGAACTTGCTCCACTTGTTACCTTTGCTGATATACAGAACTCTAAATTAGGCGGTATTCTTATTTCAAAATCCCTTAGGTTTACTGAAATAGTTCCTTTTGATGATACCGCAAAAGCTGTCAATAATGTACCACCACTTACTGTATTTGCTGTTGTATCAACATCTGATACTAGATTATTACCTACGTTAGCATAATTTGTAGCACCTGAAAATGTCGGATTTGTTCTAACTTCTATTTCTACGTTTTGCGATGATTCTGATGAAATACTTATATTTATAGGTTCTATTTCTACTTGATTATATACACCATTATAAGTACGTCTATTCCTTACTGTTAATATATTTGTAAATGTTGTAGATACTGACTGTGTATTTTTTACCGCTCTTGGGTTACGTGTCTTAAATACTTTACCCTGTACTGCACATTGAAACGATGCACATTGTACAGTTATGTTAGTTGTGCTACCAAGTGAAACACAATAAAGACCTGCTCTCATGCTTGGTTGATTTAAGTTAGTACGTGTGTTTGCATTTGCCCACTTAATTATATGTACTACTTTTAATCTTCCTGTTTCGGGATTCTCAATGTAAAAGAATATATCTCCAAATCCTAAATACTGATATGCTATTTTATAAATGTTTCCTTTTGTTGGGTCTAACCATGTACAAGTATCTTGATTCCATGATGATTTCGGTACGTGTACAGACGTTTTAGTTACACCTGCCGTAGTTTGTACTATTGTACCAGTTGATGTTGCGTGAGAGTAAGAATATGTACCGCTTTTTGCTCCATCTGTTTCCGCACTTATTATTACTGTTGAGCCTATTTGATTCGCTACCCATGCACTCTGATTAGCATTTAACCATTCTGCAATTTGATAAGCGTTAAACGCCGTTGTACCTGCTGTTAATGGTATTGTGTAAGCTGTACTATTTAAAGTAAGTGTAAGGTTTGTACTACCACTACTTGCAACCGTTACAGTCAACGTGCGCACTTCTGCTACACCTCCATATCTATGCCATATACCAAATGTAGTACCGTCATAACCAAAACTTAATTCATCGGTCAAATTAACTAGCCCTACACCACTCCAACTATTCGCTACATTGTTTAGAAATATTGCCGTGAATTTTGCTTGACCACCTTGACCTGAATTATAATTTAATGAACGAAAAGATTGTATTGCACCATAACCGCCTACTGTTGTACCTGTCGTTACAGTCATTAACCTATCATTCACGCCAGTTGTACCACTAGCATTAGTATAACTCCTAAAATTACTAGGTATAAATCCGTAAACAGTATTTGTTTGAATAAATGGTGTATCTTGCGCCACTTGAACCTCACCAAATGCTGTCAAAGGTTCACTTATATTTTGATTTCTAATTAAACTCATATTATCCTGCTACTATCCAATTAACACCTGTTGACTTTATAACCAATGTTTCATCTTGATAGACGTATTGGTTTGTTTCGTCCGATATTGTTTGTCCTCCCGTTGTTGCTATTGTGATTATTCCTGTACCTGTATTTGTTATCTCAAATGCTCTACCAGCTATTCCTACCGCTGTAGGCAACGTAATAGTGAAACTATTTGCCGTACAATTAACCGTATAGTCATTTGATGTTAGCGTGTAGTTTGCTGTTTTCTCAACATACGGTAAATCTGCTAAATCAATGCTCCATGTCCTATCTACGCTTAAATCATAGGTAACACCATTAATAGTTAATTCTCTTGATGTTGGTACATATCCGCTTAAGTCTGTCGGTAAATCCGAATATTCCTTAGTTGTGTACGTTCTATTACCTATGTTAATGTCGTATGTAGGCATTAATCAATTTGTTTTAATATGTCAATGATTTTGTTTAGCTTGTCTTGGTCTTCGTCTACATTGATAGTAAATAGTTTCTCCATTCCCGAATATAAAGCCTCGATTGAATAACCTTTGTATTTACCCTCTTTTACTTGTTGCCAAACTTCATCGTTGTTTACTTTCATCTTTACTATCCAAGCACCTTTTGGAGCGTTTAGTTTATAGATGTTTGATTTGTCGTTTTTCTCATCTTCAACTATCCAACTTTCTACCGTTGATACGTCTTCAACTTTTCTTTGGTGGTCTACAGTAACATTATTCAAGTTTAACGAACTCATGTACTTTTCTTGTGTTAGTTTTATCGTTTCAGCACTTAACCAAACATTAAACTCCTTATCTTTTACACGTCTGTATATACGTTTGTCAGGCACTAACACCATTCCTGTAATTTCCCTTTTATCTTCATTCGTAATTTGGAACTCTATTACTTCTTCTGAAAATGCTACAAAGTCTTCTTGTATTGCTGGATTCTCAACTAATGAAATCGCAAATACTCCGTCTTTTTCTTTGTCTATTACCAATTCTACTTCCTCTAACTTTTTCATATCTAATAAACTTAAAGTGTTGCGTTTTGTATTCTATTTCTGTCTAGGGCTTGCGCTGTTGTTACTTGACCACTCACTACGTAGGCTTGTACTGGCTGTTGTTGAAGTGTTGCTAATTGGTTTACTCCACTATTTCCAACTACGTTAAAATTAGGTGTTGTGGTAGTTTGTGTTGCGCCTTGTGGTATTGATACTCCACCAGTTCCACCTTGTGCGCTTGTGTCCTCAATTTTAGTTTTAGCAATCTTCGCCACGTTTGCTAGTCCTGCTGTTACCGCTACACCTGCTGCGATTGTTTTTATTACAATACCTCCAGGAGTTGATGCAAAAGCACTTTGCGCACCTTTATATGTGTCTACTATTGCGGACGCTATACCTAGTGCCTTTTGTGCGTTAAATTGTGCCTTTGCTTGTTTTTTGTTTCGTGCCGTAAATGCTCCGATAAGGTCGCTAACTGCACTCAGTCCGCTTGCTACTAAATCTATCTTAACTTGGTTTAACCTTTTATCGTCTTCGATTTGTTTGTCTACTGATTCTTTGTTAATACGCTCTATTTCTTCTTGCTTTGCTTTTTCTGCGTCTATTTCCTCTTGTGCGTATTTTACGTTAATGTCATTTACTAAGTTTAAACGTTGCTCCTCTAAATATGCTGTTTCAATACCGTATTGTTTTGCTTGTTCGATTAAGTAAAAATACTTATCGTTGACCGCTTGTACTTCTCTATCTTGTGCGCTCAAATATTGGTTTGTGTATTCCTCTTGTGCTTGTTCTAATTCGTTTAAAAAGTCGTTTTCTAATTCTTTTATGTTGCGTATTCTTTCTCGTTCTATTTCCTCTGCTTTTAAACGGGCTTCCTCTAGTTGTTTAAGTTTTTCTTCGTGTCTTTTCTTTTCCTCTTCTGCTCTTTGTCTGCGTTGCTCGTTTAGTTTGTTTTCGCTTTCGCTAGTTATACCATTTGCCTTTTCTAACTGCTCTGCTTGCATCAAAACGCTTTGCGCTATGTCTGTTATACTCTTTGCCCTTTGGTTTGCTTCTGCTTGTTCCTCTTTCGCTCTTTTCGCTTGTCGCTTACGTGTCTCTGCTAGTAATTCGTCTGTGCTACCTGTTACCGTTTTTAAACCAATAGCCCATTTGTCCGCTATCGTTGTTTGGTCTTCAAATTGTGATGTTATTCCTTTTACTTGTTCTTCCGCTGCTTTGGCAAATAATGCGTTTGCTTGCGCTCTTAAAGCTGTAGCCTTAACATATGCTTCCGTCTTCTTGTAATATAGTTCCTCTGCTTCGTTTAGACTTGTTGCCTTTCCGAATGAATCGCCTAAAGTATCGTTATACGTCTGTAGTGCTTCCTCTTTACTTATTACACCTTGTTTTGCTAACTTAAATGCACTTTCAACTTTTTGCGTAGACTGTATAGCATCTTGCGCACCTTTTCGGTAGTCTTCCATTGTTGCGTTCAATGCGTCTTGTGCTTCGTTTGTTTCTCCTAAAGCGTCTTGTAAGTCATCCCAATAAGCAATAGCCGTACCAATAGCCGTCAATAGTAAACCAATACCCGTTACCATGAAAACTTTTGAGGCTTTCGTCATTCCGTTAAAAGCATTTACCGCAACTGCCCCTAACTGTTTAAAACTTCTACCTGCGTCTTCTAAACCCTCTAAACCTTGCGCCAAAGCCATAGCACTCTGAACACGTAGCAACGTTTCTTGTAACTTGGACGATTCTACACCAAGTAAGCCCATAGCACCCTCCACGGCACTAAATCCACTAGCAACCGATTGAATAGCTTTACCAGTAGCATTAAATACACCCTCGCCTTTAAACGCTTGGATAGCATCGTTTGTGTCTTCTATTTGGTCTTTTAGTTCCGCTGCTCTTTTTGCTGCGTTGGCTACTTCTTGACTTGTTTCTCCGTATGTCTGTACTAACTTCTGTACTTCTAAAACCGCCTCTTTATATTGAGACTTTAAAGATTGTACGTTGTCCTTTATTTCTACTTCAATTACTTTCTTTTCCATTTTCTGCGTGTTTGGTCTATTGCCTCGGTTATGTTTTTAGGGATTTTATTATACCCTTTTGCTATGTCTATTTCTTTACTAATTCCAATAAACTTATCTAGCTTTAATAAGTCTAACATTTGCTTTGTCGTCATGGTGCTTGTATTGAATATATTTGTGTTGTTGTTGTTCCAAATAACCCCGTATAAGTAACCGTAATAGTTATAATTTGTGGCTCTCCCTCTTCACTTCTTCTGATGTTTCCGTCTTCGGTTATTCGTGTGATACCGTCCTCGGTTATTCTTTGAAATGATGTATTTGGATTTATTGGATAACATATTGTTGCAATTCCTGACTGTGTAAACGAACTAGGGGTAATTGTTACGCTTGGGTCGTCACTCGTTAAGGTTGCACTTACACCACGTCTTAACTCAATAGGAAACTCTAAACACTTTGCCTTAAAGTCTGTATCAATGAATATGTTACTTACAATAGGTCTAAAGTCTAAGATTAACGAAAAGTTTACTTCTCCCGTAGTTAGGTTTGATTGCATTTCGTTTATTATGTACCTCTTATCTCTAATAATTAACCTATCATTTAACTGTAGGCTTGTGAGTAGTGATATTGGTAAATACGTCTTTACTCTTACTAATCTATTTTTTAAGTTGTATAAATTATTCAAATAACCAAAATAGTAAGTAGCATAAATACTATTTGTAACTGGCTCGTTCAATATGCTTGAAATATCTGCACCAAAGTTTAACGAATACGGCAATGTATTATACAATGCGTCTTGACCAAATGCTACGTATGTAGTTATGTTGTCCGTTGTGGTATCGTTATCAAAGTAAATGTCAGTATCTAACTCATCGTATAAATACAAAAGTACTGGTTTCGGTGTATATGGTTGAAAGTCGTTGTTTAATGCGTATGCTACTTGTGTTTCCGTTCCGCTGAACTTGTTAAACATTAAATTCTCAAAAGGCACTTTTACTTCATACTCGCCACCGTCATACGTAAACTGTTGTTCTAAACTTCCATACTCACGTTCAAATAATTTAAAGAATTGCCTATTTAGGAAACTCTCGCTTTGTTCGTGTTCAAACTTTATACGCTTGTATAACGGCAACCGCTCAACGTCTATACTAGTTACGTCTGTATGTTCTGTTATATCTATTACCGCTCCCTTTCTATACCAATCATCCAACGGTTCTAAAGTAAATACGTCTGTTTCTACTGAATAACAAGTAAGGTTAAATTTCTTTGTCAAGCCCGCTACAAAGTCGCTAACTTTCATGTCAGGCATATTGTTAGCAAGGTTTAACTCTGCGTCTAAGGTCAACGCCAATCCGTTAACCGTTGTAAATGTTACCACTTGTTGTAATGCTGGTGGAGGGCTTCCGTTTTCTCCGTATATCGTTTTTGTATATAAAATACTTGAACTTAAACTTAGCGGATTGTCAGCGTAAATGTAAAACCCCCAAACACTATTCAATCCCGAAACATTTTGTTCTAATGCTATGTTGTACGTTGCATCTCCACTACCTACAATTGTTGTATATAGCGCAAAGTTTTTATACACCTTAATGTAGTATTGTTCTGTACTTGCTACCGTATTAACGTTTAATTGTACTCTATGCGTACCACCGCCAAAGTCGCCACTATCGTAACTGTATTCTAGTGCTTCGTCTTGGCTAAACATATTATACAATAGCGTTGTTACATTAAAGTTATCTTTGTTTTTAAGCCATAAGAATAACTTATTAAAAAGTCCGCTATCTAAGAATGTACCCTCAAATGTTATTCCGTATGTCGTTTGTATGACGTCTAAAATACTTTTAACTTTTAAGGCTGGGAATAATTCGGTGTAATATATTGCTCCTGCTGGTGTATCTATGTTGTTACTTGGTGTTGAGCCGTTATACTCCCAAAGTCGCTTAGATGAAATTAAAGGATAACGTACATCATAATCAGTCGTGCCGTCTGTTACTCTGTCTTGCACTTGCGCTCCTGTATATTCGTGCGTGTATGCGCTAAAGTCTAAATCTCTAAGTTTGTCCTCTCCGAATAGGTCTTTTAAAGCTCTTACGTCTCCGTAGAATGTTAAGGTATAACTTTCAGGCTTTCCGTTTTTAAGATTTGATTTTTCTATTTGTATTTTACCACTTCTAAACGGGGTTAAGTCTATTTCTATTTTAGCACTACGTCTTATGTTGTGGTCTATTGTTCCGTCTATATCCGATTGGTAAAAATGCTCAAATATTTGATTGTTTACTGTCGAAGCTGGTACGGTAAATGATTGTGAAAAGTCGGTAAATACTTTCGAAATATCGCTAATGTTTTGAACGGTAGAATTAACTTGTATTTGTTCGTCATTAAATAACTCTAGCCTTTGTCCCTCAATGTATATTTGTACTGTTCTTTTCATTATACCACGCTGTTAATTGTATCGTATGCGTATTCAAACTCTAATGTGTAGTTTATTAGATTCATGTTAATGTGTTTATTTAAGTCCGTTTGCTTTGTGTTTATCTTAACAGGCTTATTATCTAATAACACTCTTTCGCTTAACATTATTTCCTTTAGTGATTCTTTCCAATTCTCATTAACCCACCCTGTATTTACTCGAATCTTTTCTTTTCCGTTTGCGTTAAATACTTTTCTTTGCCCTTGTAATATGTCGTAGTCTACTAAGTCGCTTTGCATTAAGTTATACTCGCTATTTTCAACCTCGAATGTATCGTAACTAGCTTTAAAAAAGAAATCCCTGGACCAACCGCCAAACTTATTAATGTAGTCAATTACTACTGGAGTATATTTACATTCTTCTTTAGGCATAAATGTACCACTCCATTGTAACACGTTTGAAGCGTTAAATACTTCTACTAGGTTTCCGTCTGCATACCATGTAGGGTAAACCCTATAAACTGATTTAATACGTGTGTCTACAAATGTAAGTTGTTGTACTAATCCACTATTTAGGTTTGTATATCTTACATACCAATTTATTGAGCCGTCTATTGTTATTTGTCCTGCTCTCTTTAGTGTATCTGTTGCTAGATTTGCCGTACTATCATATAGGTAATAATACGTATCTTCACGTAGTAATACATTTCCGCTATCTGGGTTGTATTCATCGTTGTAATATCCGTAACCGTCTACAGCTGTTGTTGTTAATGTAGTTAGTAGTGTGTATGTTGTTCCTACTCTTTTAAAGCGTTCAATCTTTACGTTACACCAATGCGTATTAGTTGTGTTAGTGATTGAGTTGTAAATATTTTGAAACGTTGTTAAATCAAAGTATTCACGTATGTACGGGCTTACATCATACGTCATTAACGTAATGTTAGAAGCTGGTATATCTTTACTCAATGTGTATTGTGGTGTACTTGGTGCTGAACCTGTACCATTCCAAAGGTAAATATTTATCTTACTTCCTACTGCTCCAACTTCATCAACTGAAATTATATACGGGCTTCGTGCTAATATCATATTCGTGCGTTTTCTACTGTTATTCTAAATAGTTCTGTTGCTTCAATTCCGTATTTCTCTACTATCTCACTGGGAAATCGTTTGTACGCTTTCTCAAATGGTTTTGTAAAAAATAGGCTTGGCTTTATTCCTTTATTGTAAATATGTTTCTGCAATATAAATCCTATTGTCTTGTAATTGCCTTTTACATATTGTCCTTTTTCGTTTCTTAGTCTAAATCGTTTACGTTTTGCCCACTCCATTAAAGGCTCCATTGGTGGCTTTTTATTCGTGTACTTGTAAGGTGTGTTGTACTTCTTTTGTTTTCCACTAACTCCCCTATCTTGGTAAAGTCCCCAATCCTCCATGCTAAAGGACATTTCAAAACTATTCTTGCTTACTTTGTAACTACCCTTTAATGATTTGTAAAGTTGATATGTGTAATTTTTCTTTGAGCGTGTTAAATTCTTTTTAGACTCACGTATTACGTAATCTCTAAACTCCTTTAGTGCTTGGTTTACTTGTTCTCTATCCATTAACAAACAGTTGTTGTATTTGGTAAATCAATATCGAACGTCATAGTCCAACCTGCTTGGTTATTTTCGAAACGCTCAACAAACGGCTCTAATTCGGACGTGCCAACTAACTCGTATCTGTCGTCTAATAATTCGCCTCGTTTCATCATTCCGTCAAATCGTAACAATACTTCTAACATAGAATTTAATACGTCTATTTCATTGTCGTTGCCTCTAAAACTATCTGTTGCCTCTTCTTTGCTTATATCCACTACATCCATGGCAATTAACGAAACATTAAAACGTACTGTTGTGTTTAAGGGTGTAGCAGTATTCACCATTATGTGTACCATTGGAAATATACTTTCTCTGCTTAAATCAACGTCATCTAAAAAGCCTCGTGTTACTTGGTTTATTATTACATCGCTAATAAAGTAGTCTTTTATCTTTGTTAGTAGCTTATTGTACGTCATTTCTTTTTCAATTTTCTAAGTTCAATTTCTGTTTTTTGTTTTTCAAAAGCAAGGTATGTAAGACACTTTCTAAGTGGTTCTCTTGTAATGGTGTCAAACTTTGTAATGTCGCCTTGAGCCAACGCATATATGCTCGGATACCATCCCCATTGTTTTGCAAATTGGTACTCTTCGCTGAACTCGTTAACACTTTCAGTTGATTCTCCGAATATAGTAGGGAAGCTTTCAATAATTCTCTTTTTAAATTGTAAAAAAAAACCTTACAACCCAATGCTATATTTACAGGTGCTAACTTCATCAACTCGCTGTAAACGTGTGAACCTTGATATGCTTCTATTTCGTATTTGTTGCCTAGCTTCTTTACTATTGGTCTGTATAGTACAGCCATTGCTTTGTGGTACGTTTCTAAGTCGTGTATGTACTTATCTATGTCTATGTACTCGCCATAACTTATATTCTCTAAGTCAGGTATAAATCCAAACTCTATATCATTTACTTTAAACCTTTCCACAAATGGAGTTTTTTGTTTGAACAACTTGTCAAATGATTCTACTAACTCTATTACGTCTGCATAGTTTATTTTAAGTACGTCTTTCAGTTGAAGCCCGCAAAATATTTCTACCATTTTTTGACTTACAAATTCCTCATCGTTTGAATCTGTCGCCAACTTGACAAACTTTTGATATGATTGTAATGGGATTTCTTGTAGTGATGTTGGTATATTTATCTCTAACTTCATATTTAATAAACTTTAAATTTTGATTTTGTAACGTTAGAACACGTGATATGTTCCTTTTGCATTTTTACCTAGCGTTTCCATTTCGTGATAACGCACCGCATCTATAATATGGTTGTAAAAGTCAATAGGTTTATTTAGCGTTTTACCTGCTTTATCTTTGTCCCAAGTGTACGCTCGTAGTTCTTTGATTAAATTAATGCTTTGCTTCGTAACTAAATAGTCTTGTTGTTGCATTAAGTCAATACCGTAGTTTATAGAATCCCTACCTTTTACTGTTGGGTGTATGTTTATTCCGTATCTGTATATTTCCTCAATGGATTTTGGTTCGGCACTATCCGCATATATTACCACGTTTCTAGGTAGTATCTTGGCAATATCAGAGTTTAACATACCTGTACGGTAACACAATTCATTTAGTATTCGTTTTCCATTCCATTCGTACACTTCTACTACTGCTGTAGGGTCTGCACTATATCCAAAGTCTAATCCTAAACCAATTAAACGGGCTTCATCTGGCACTTTGTCAATCGTTGACCAATTACTAAATACTACACCCTCTAAACTTCCTATTTGCCCTAGTCCATACACTTTCCACCAGTTGTCCCAATAAGATGAGGTCTTTGCTTTTTCTTTTGCGCTTTCAATCTCTTTTATAATCGTTTCGTCTAGTGCTTCGTTATCTTTGTAGTTGAGTATTATAAAGTCTGCGTCCTCGTCTTTTAATACTTCGGTATGCGCCCAAAATTCATTTGTAGGGTTAAAGTCTAAATAAATATCTTGGTTTGTACGTATACTCAATTGGTGGTATGCGTCAAATGGAATATTGTTTGCCTCATTAACGTATAATATGTTTCTTCTCGCTCCCCTCACTTTACTTTCGTCCTCTACACTAAAAAATTCTATATAGCTACCATTCGCAAAAGTATATGTAAGTAGTGAACGATTCCAATGGTCGTCAACGTATCTATTCGTCAACTTCATAATCTTTAAGAAATCTTTCATTGCACCACGTCTTAAATGTGGTATAGATTCAGAAACTACGCTAATCTCTAAAAATGGTTTAGCAGCTGCTTTAGATATTAGTACAGGCAATATCCCAAACGTTTTCCCTGCTGACGTACCACCTTGTATTACTTTTTTACGCTTTTTTAAGGCTCTTATCTTCTTTATTGCTGTCGTATAAACAAACATTATTGTATTCCTATTGCGTTTAAAGTATCGTTTTTTACGAGGGTAGTATCCCTAAAACATTGGATTTAATTATTGGAATCCTGACTTTCGTCTTCATCACTAAATAAAGGTTGTTCTACTACCGTTTGCTGTACCTTTTCCACTAGGTTGTTTAATCGTTGTGTGATGCTTGGATTGTACATTCCTGCCATACCTCCCTCTATTTGGTCTTGCCGTATTTCCTCACGTATATGCGAACAGATACTCAAAAAACGTTTGTATCTTCCATTTGTATTAGCAAAATAGTTTTGTAGACCTGATGCTATACCTTGTTTAAAAACGTAAACGTTGAAGCCTTCCATTGTTAAAGGTTTTTCTTTTTCTCTCCAAACTAATTGTGCTTCTTTTCCTACATAGTCTGCTACTCTAAAAGGATTTGACTTTGTTTTTTTTTTGTATTGTTCGAATAGTTCTTGTAGTTGTTCGGGGCTTTCTATTTTGTTTGGTCTTCCCATAGCTTATTTAGTTTTTATATTAGTCGCAATTTATTCTATACATAACGTTGGTGTCTGGGTAACTTATTTGTTCGTCATTTGCGCAATCCGTTACTATTGTGTCTGTGTCGATTAGCACCCATTCGTATGATGTATGTCCGTCAGCCCATGTAAAATACATATGCTCGCTTTTCATTAACTTGCATTCGCATTTAGGCTTTTCCTTTTTGCATGACTGTAAGAATAATGTTAGACCAATTCCTGCTAATAACGTTATAATACTTGCTATTAGTAATTCTTTAATGTTCACTTTCATATTCGTTTACTATTTTGTTTAGTTTGGTTATTATTTCTTGCCAACATGAACCGCATGATGTAGGTTGTTGTCTTACGTTAAATACTCTTGAATAAATAGGTAATAGGTTACTTTGTTCGTTTGGTGTTATAGTATCTCTATTGCCTCTATTTTCAAAGAATGTTTTTAAAGTGATGTATTCTTTCTCTGTTAAGCAGTTTGGTTTGTTGTAAGGAAATAGTTTGTTTAACTTTTCTTTTCTTTCGTCACATCCGCAGTCCTCGCCAAGTAAAAATTTAACAGCTGCTTTTATTCCTGTTGCTTCTGTTATCTTTTCTATTGTATCTCCTAGACCTTTACTTGCTTCTATTTGTGCTTTTGTTCTTCTTTGTCTTTTTGCCATAATAAATTATATTAGTTCATAATCTTTATTTATATAGTCTTGGTAGCTTTCGCCTACGTTTTCAATCAATCTCTTTTTACAGTTCCTTAGCGTGTTGTTTATGCTTGAGAATGTTAGTCCCGTTTCTGTTTCTAGTGTTCGTAAACTTTTACCTGACTTTCTGTATAAGTCGAAAAGCATCTTATCGTACCAATGCCAGTTATTTATCTCTTCTTCTATTCTTTCGTGTATTCGTGATTCCCCTAAATGCTCTATTACTTCGTCAGGTATTTTGTGTAGTGTTTTGTCTAGTTGTTCTGGTTGGTATTTCTTTACTTCTGTGTAGTGCATATTTCGTAACGTTACCCATACATATAAAGTGTTTGGTTTTCCGTTCTTCATTATCTTCTCATTTGTGTACTCATTTAGTCTTATATACATATCTTGCACTAAGTCTTCAGGGTTTGCGCTACCTATTGATTTAGCCATTTTCAGCCAATCAATATGATACTTCGATAACTCTTTTAATATACTCACGTTCACAAATTTATAAAAAATATTTTAATAAAAGAAAAAGCACCGATTAATTTACCGATGCTTTAACCAAATCTAAAAAAATAAACTCACTATGTCTGTCGTGCAAATATATAAATT